GCAGGCGTGACCCGATTCGGATTGCTCGTGTCTGATGACAGGTCTTAATTTTAGCGAGATACGATCAAACTTTGTCTAGCAGTTTGATAAGAGATTGATAGACTCGCAGTTCCTAGGCTTGAGTTATGTGTCGAGGAGCTGTTAAAACAATACATAACCTATGGTTGTAGACAAATATGTTAGCAGGTGTTTGGACGTGGGTTCGACTCCCACCGGCTCCATTATTCTTTTGCATTCTTTTGCATTCCTTTCTAAAACGTTGTACTTACAGCGTTTTTTATTTTATTCTTTGGTATTCCTTAACATTCCTTTTTACAAAAGGGATACAACAAAGGATACAACATTACGTCGTATCCTTAAAAATCTATATATTTTGAAAAACGTTCCCCGATATCGTCTTTCGCTTGAGTGGTTATATGAGTATATACGTTCATTGTTGTTTTTAAATCAGAATGTCCGAGTCGGTATTGGACTTGTTTTAAAGTCATTCCAGCTTCAAAACAAAGACTTGCGTGTGTATGTCTGAAACCGTGGATTTTAATTGGACGTAGCTTGCTATCTTTTAAAATACCAAGTAACCACTTTCGTGGTAAAGTGCTTGGGATTGGTTTTTGGAATTCATTCTCAAAAATATATCTTGTATTAGGATTTTGCTTTTTCCATTTCTTCAAAATGCTTTTTGTTTTTTTATCAAGACTAATCAATCGATTACTGCTAACCGTTTTTGTATTTCCTATTTCTTCGCCCGCAAAACCCCTTGTGATAGCCTTATTTATGCTTAGAGTATCATCTTTCCAATCTTTCCATTCAAGAGCTAAAATCTCCCCTTTTCGCGCTCCCGTGAAGGCTAGAAGACGAAAGAGAACTAATTTTTCCATATCTTCTGTTTGTACGACTAACTTCATGAATTTTTGAAGTTCATCCTTATTGTAAAAATCACTCTTTTCGTTTGATTTTTTTCTGATAGACGTCACTACACTATCGACTGGATTCGTTTCAATATAACCGTGTCTGATCGCGTATTTGAATATATTATTCATTAAACCTTTTAGTTTACGTCCGTAAACTAACTTTTTGGACCACTCATTAACTTGCTCTTGCATTTGGAGGGGAGTGATAGTAGCAATTTTTCTATCTCCAAAAGCTGGATAGATATGATTCTCGAAGTTCCTAGAAGTCTTTATATAGGTGCTATCTTGCACGGTATCAGCGTATTCTTCAAGCCATTTTTTTGAGATTTCTTCGACAGTTATCTCTTTCTTGGTTTGTTCTTCATTTTCGATATCATTTTGAAGTTGAAGTAGTGCAGCACGGGCTTTCCCTTTGGTTTCAAAACCCCTTTTTCTGGCATATTTACTTTTGCCATTTTCTTTTCCAATATAAACGGTGAAACCATAAGCAGTATCACCGTTTTTCTTTTTGTAAGATTTTATTTCCATTTGATTATCACCTCGTCGTCAATTTTTCAGAGCGGGGGATTTTTTGTTTATTGAAAAAATCTTTCCACGTTATCCGCTTGCGCTTGAGTCAATTTAGTCGAAATAGTTTTTATTTCACCAGTATTTACATTTCTAAGAGAAATAGAAGCAGCGCCCGGTTTTTCTTCTTGTGTAGTAACAGACGTAGAATTGATAGTGCCTTTTTTCTTTCCTGAAGCGCCTGCAATAGCACCAATAGGTCCTGCAATAGCACCCCCTAATAGAACTCTACCAACTCGACCTTTTTGTGTTGTTTCCCCCGTAGTCGTTGTACGTTCTATAATTTTAGAACCAGAAAAATTAAAGTTTTCAAATTCATAAAGTACGGGAGTTTCTGAGTATAAACCGATATAATATTGGCCGTCAACTGTTTTTCTAATAGTGTTAGAATTAGAAAACTGATTACTTGCTGGCAAGGTTATTTTCGTTTCTAGCGCTGCTTTTTTTCTCATATCATTAGCTTTATTAAGGCCTTCCGCTGTTTTATCGATTGCGTTTTTGGTTAATTCTTTTATTTTATTAAAGTCCATTTTTTTATCCTTTTTTCTTGGATTTTAAATCCATTTATTAAATAACTATTTTAATAATGCCTGATATTCTTCCTTAACCATTACCTCGTCAGTAGTGGTTTTTAAATTATAAAATTTCATGAAGTCAAGATAATTAAAATCAGACGGATTTTCTAACTGATCTAAAGCATCCACAAGTAAATGATGTATCATGTTCCTATTGGCTTCATTCTCACACCTTACAAGAGCGTTTTGGTATTCTTGTTTAGTATGGTCTATATGTCCTAACTCATGCAGTATAACTTGTTTTTGTTTTTCGGGTGCTAGATTTTTACTTACGAAAACTACTTTTATTTCGTCAATATAGATGCCGGTTCTATTCCACAAATCGTTGTCAAAGTATTCAATCTTGACACCGTATTTTTTGCAAATTTCATTGATGCTCATTTTTTATTTAGATATATTTCTATGATGTTTTGAATGGCTTCAATATCATCTTCATTCAATGGCTTACCGTCGAATGTTTTTGCGTTCTCAGCCATTTTGCGTAGGTCGGAAGTTGTATATTCTTTCTCAATTACACTTTCACGTTCCCTTGGCACGTCATAACCCATAAGCCATGCTTCAGATACATCAAAAGTCAAAGCTAGTAAAGATAGTTTCTTTTGGTCTGGTGCTTGAACACCATTTACATATTGAGATAAAGCACTTTTTCCAAGTTGTACCCCCAACTTTTCTTGAAACTTCTTTGAATTGTTGATTATATCTACTTGCTTCCAGTTTCTTTCAGCCATTAACTGATTTAGCCTATCAGATGTTTCATATTTTCTCATTGCTTTCATCTCCTTATCTCTACTATATTATAACACATAAAACGAAAAATAAAAATAAAAAAGTTCAACAAAAATGAAAAAAATTGTTGACAAAGTTCATGGAGCGTGATATACTTAATACATAAAAAGTTCATGAAGCGTGAACATAGAAAGGAGTGAACATATGAGTAACGATTATTCAAAATTGTTAGGACGTATTACTGAAAAGTTCGGAACGCAAGCAGAGTTTGCGAACGCTATGGGCGTATCTGAACGCAGTATCTCGTTGAAGTTGAATAATAAGGTATCTTGGAAAGATAACGAAATTTCAAAAGCAGTTGAAATTTTAGAAGTTGATCCAAAAGATATTCCGGCTTATTTTTTTAAGTATAAAGTTCATGAAACATGAACAAAAAAGCACCTGACGGGAATCAGGCGCTCACTAAATTATTCACTTAAATTATAACACAGAAAAGGAGGAAATACTAGTGGCAATAGAACTCTTTGGCAACGAATGGAAAGAAGAACTATTTGAAGATTTAGTAAAACTTAATATTGAAGCTATAAAAGAAGCAAACAGAAGAATTTCAAAACAATTCAATATGGTTTCCATCAAAGAAGTTATGGACGCTACAGGATGGGGAAGAAAAAGAATTGAAGATTTTAGAGATCAAGGGAAATTTAGCTATCAACAAAATGCAAAAGGCGGTAAATGCTTATACGACTTAGATGATGTATTAAGATTTCAGCAGCAACTTATGAAGTAGGAGTTAACATGAAGCTATTAGATAAACTAGCAAAATATTTTTTCGCACCACAAAAAATCGAAGAAAAAAATCTTGATTGGCGAGTGGTGGCGTTAGACCTTAACCAACAACTTATCGAATCCGAAATGGAAAAGCAAGGACTTTATCAACGAATCTCAGACCTTGAAAAATTATTGGAGGTATAAAAAATGGAAATAAAATACACATACAATAAAACACCTATTGGTTGGGTATGGCAATTAGAAATTGACGGTTATAAGTTTTTTTATCCGTGTGGCGATTTAAAAGCGTTAAAAAAATTCGTCAAATCAGAACTAGAAGTTTTGTTAGACAAAAAAGAAAGTGATAGTAATCACGGCTTGGCCTTTCATGCGTGTGGATATAATGGTCAAGCGCAACAAGAATATATTTCTTATTGGGAAAAACAAGGTTTGAGTATATTTTAATTTAAGGAGAACGAAAAATGGTAGAACCACACATAACCGAGCAATTATTAGGAGTTATAATCATGCTTTTAGGAATATTCGTTCTTATGCTCTTTACAATGAAGCATGAAAGTAAAGAAGTTGAAGTGACAGAAGAAGTTACAACGGACTTTTACGCAATCGCACGAATGAACCTAAAAAATTCTGACAAACAATTCACTTATGACGTCGAACCTCCTATCGGATTGGACTAGAAAGGGTAGAAAATGGTAACAATTAATAAACTTGAAATTGAAAACGTCAAGCGCGTTAAAGCGGTCAAAATTGAACCTTCAGCAAAAGGCTTGACGATCGTCGGTGGAAATAATAACCAAGGCAAAACAAGCGTATTAGACGCGATAGCGTGGGCATTAGGCGGCAATAAATACAAGCCGTCACAACCACAACGCGAAGGAAGTACAATTCCGCCAAGTCTGAAAATCACGTTATCGAATGGCCTTATCGTTGAGCGTAAGGGCAAAAATAGCGATTTAAAAGTGATTGATCCAAGCGGAAATAAAGCCGGTCAAAAATTGCTTGATAGTTTTGTGGAAGAACTAGCGCTTGACCTTCCGAAGTTTATGGAAATGAATGACAAGGAGAAAGCTACAACTTTATTACAAATTATCGGAGTAGGCGATCAATTAGTCCAGCTTGAAATGGAAGAAAAAACCAAGTATCAAGAACGCCATGCTATCGGAGTGATTGCAGACCAAAAAGAAAAGTTTGCAAAAGAACAACCATACTATCCAGACGCACCGAAAGAACTTGTTTCGATTGCGGAATTGATTCAGCAGCAACAAGAGATTTTAGGGCGCAATGGAGAAAATGCCCGTAAACGTCAAAATTTAGACGTCATCGAAAACGACTATAATTTTACTCTTGCAGACGTCCAACGATTGGAAAAAGAACTTGAAGAAGCTAGAGCAAAAGAGCAAGCACTAGCGCAAGACCTTGATATTGCACGAAAAGACGTTTCCGTTTTAGTGGACGAATCCACACAAGAAATTGAAAACAGTATCGCGAATATCGAACAAATTAACTTGAAAGTTCGGGCGAATTTCGACAAAGACAAGGCAGAAGAAGACGCGAAAGTATATCGTGAACAATATCGCGAATTAGACCTTGTTATTGAAGGAATTCGCAAGCAAAAAACAGACTTACTCACGAACGCAGACTTACCATTGCCGGGCTTATCCGTGGATGATGGGGAATTATTATACCTCGGGCAACGCTGGGATAATATGAGCGGTTCACAACAATTACAAGTCGCGACGGCTATCGTTCGCAAGCTCAAACCTGATTGTGGATTTGTACTTATTGACAAGCTCGAACAGATGGACCAGATCACTCTCACGGAATTCGGAGCATGGCTTGAAAAAGAAGGCTTGCAAGCTATCGCGACAAGAGTTTCAACGGGCGGAGAGTGCTCAGTCATTATCGAAGACGGTTACAGCGTCACACCCGAAACAATTCAAACACCGCAAGGGTGGCAAGGCGGATTCTAAAAAAGAAAGAAGGAAAACAACTATGAAAAAAACAGAAACATTTGTCGTATTACGAGATAAAGAAACGGGAAGATTTTTAGTGGAATATAAAAACAACGGTCGAGCTTTAGCTTATTCAGTAAAAAATACCGACAAATTAAGCAACGCTTCAAAAAACGACGTAACGGCAACGAAAGAACAAATTGAAGAATTCGAGAAATTGGCAAACGCTTTCGATTGTAAAATTTTAGTCGTTGAAGCAGAATACACACTCAAGACGTTAGAAGGTGACGAGCCGGAAGACTTGACCGAATCGATTGAAAAGGCAAAACGAAAACAGTTTAAAAACTTTTTAGAGCACTTGCTATCTGACGACGAGGAGGACTAAAAAATGCAAATTACAAGAGGAAGGAAGGCACGGGCTCAAAAAGTCGTTATCTATGGCCCGGAAGGAATCGGAAAGTCAACTTTTGCAGCACAATTTCCGGAGCCGGTATTCATCGACACGGAAGGCTCGACTGATAATATGGACGTGGCTCGGATGGATAAGCCGACAAGCTGGGCCATGCTAAAGAATGAGATCGCATTTATCAAGGCGAATTCGGACGCTTGCAAAACGCTAGTCATTGACACGATTGATTGGGCGGAGCAGCTAGCTGTATCTTATGTTTGCTCACAGCACCAAAAGAACGGAATCGAAGATTTTGGGTGGGGTAAGGGTTATACATACGTCCAAGAAGAAATCGGGCGCTTGTTAAATAGCTTGTCAGAGCTTGTGGATATTGGAATCAACGTTGTTTTGACAGCTCACGCTCAAATTAAAAAGTTCGAGCAGCCGGACGAAATGGGAGCGTATGACCGATACGAATTAAAACTCGGACAAAAGACAAGCTCGAAAACAGCCCCGCTTGTCAAAGAATGGGCGGATATGGTCCTATTCGCAAATTATAAGACGCTCGTTATGACGACGGACGACGGCAAGAAAAAAGCTCAAGGCGGAGAGCGTGTTATTTATACCAATCATCGCCCCGCATGGGACGCAAAGAACCGTCACGGTTTACCGGATCAATTACCATTTGATTTTGGAAGTATCGCGCATATTTTTAACGCACCAACGGAGACACCAACGACACAAGCGCAACCTGAACCAGTACAAGCGGAAACGCAACAACCTGAAATTGCAGAAACACTAAACGCAATCGCGGACGATATCAAACAAGAGCGCGAACGTGCTAAACCAGTACAACCGCAAACAACCGGCTTATTACCACAAGCACTTATCGACTTAATGACACCGCATAACGTGACAGAAAGCGAATTGCAAGACGTTGCTTATATACGCGGACATTTCCCGATGGGAACACCGATTAAGAACTTCCCGAGCAATTATTGGGATATGATCGTTGCGAATTGGGACGCTACACTTGAGGTTATTCAAAACCAAGTTCGCGCAACCCCTGAAATGCCATTTAACACTAACAACTTATAATTTTTTTGAAACAAAAGGAGAAAAACAAAATGACACAACAACAATTTAACAATACTAACAACTTTGACCGCGAATATGACTGGAACGACACGATTCAGAAGGATTCTGAATTCGTCCTATTGCCAGAAGGATTGTACTATTTCACAGTCAAGAACTATGATCGCGGACGTCACACACCGAACCCGCAGAATCCGGGCAAGTTGCCAGCTTGCAACAAGGCAACAATTCACGTTTTAATTGAAGCAAACGAGGGTGAAAAAGAACTCACACACAACCTATTCTTGCATAGCTCAACCGAAGGTATGCTCTCCGCGTTCTTTGGTTCAATCGGGCAAAAACGTAAAGGTGAACCGCTTCGTATGGACTGGAACGCTATTATTGGTAAAGTCGGAGTATGTAAGGTCGGAAACCGTGAGTACAACGGGAATAAATACAATGAAGTAAAAAGCATGATTTACGCGGAAGACGTGGACTATACGAAAGTTTTGAACACGCTACCGGGGCAAGCAGCAATGGCTGGATATCAACAACCGCAACAAGGATTCCAACAACAAACTCAAGGATTCAATCCCGGTCAATTTTAAGGGGAATAAATGAACTTCAGTCAACAAATTAAGACAAGTAAAAGTGATGAATATTACACGCCAAGATATGCAGTAGAAATTATCTTGCCGTATCTTGAAAAGTTTGAGCATATCTGGTGCCCGTTTGATAAAGAGCATAGCGAATTTGTAAAAGCGCTACAAGAGAGAGGCAAAAAAGTTACTTTTGGACACATTGAAACCGGGCAAGATTTTTTCAGTTATGATAAAGCACCGGGGGGGGTGGATTGTATTGTTAGCAACCCGCCTTTCAGTAAACGAGATAAAGTCTTTTTGAGATTGTATGAGTTAGGCTTGCCGTTTGCTATGATTATGAACAATAACGGGCTTTTCGATAGTAAAGCAAGATATGAGCTTTTCAAAAAGAATAATTTTGAGCTGCTTATACCAAAAGGCAGAATGAGATTTTTTGACGAAACAATGGAAGTCAAAAACAGTCCTAACTTCCAGAGTATCTATGTATGCAACGGGATTTTACCACAAACTATTGAGTTTGTGGATATGGATATAGAAAAATAAGAATAAGGGGGTATAAATGGAATTACGGCCTTATCAACAAGAGGCGCGGGAAGCTGTTCAGAAGGAATGGACGGAAGGGCGAAAACGAACCCTTCTAGTCCTTCCAACTGGAACGGGGAAAACGGTCGTCTTTTCAAAAATTATTGAAGACCAAGTTAGAGAAGGGAAACGCGTCCTTGTCCTTGCTCACCGCTCCGAATTACTAGACCAAGCTAGCGATAAGCTAAAGACCGCGACGGGACTCGGTACGGCGCTAGAAAAAGCGGAGAATACCTCGATAGGTTCATGGTATCGCGTCGTTGTTGGTTCGGTTCAGACAATGCAGCGAGAGAAACGCTTGAGTCAATTCCCGCCTGACTGGTTCGATACGATTGTGGTCGATGAAGCACACCACGCTATTTCAGACGGATATCAAAAAGTTTTAAACCATTTTAAAGACTCGGAAGTTTTGGGAGTGACGGCTACACCGGACCGGGGAGATATGAAGAACCTCGGCTCATACTTCGACAGTCTAGCCTATGAATACTCACTAGTGCAAGCAATTAAAGACGGGTATCTTTCCAAAATTAAAGCCTTAACAATTCCGATTGACCTTGACTTGTCGAGTGTTTCAATGTCCGCGGGTGATTTTAAAGCGAGCGACGTCGGAACGGCACTCGATCCATACCTCGTACAAATTGCGGATGAAATGGCTGAATATTGCAAGGATAGGAAGACAGTCGTCTTTCTTCCACTTGTGAAGACTAGCCAAAAATTTCGCGATATCTTAAACGAGCGAGGATTTAAAGCTGCTGAAGTCAACGGCGAATCGAAAGACCGGGCGGAGGTGCTCGAAGACTTTGAAAAGGGACGATATAACGTTCTTTGTAACTCTATGCTTTTAACGGAGGGCTGGGATTGCCCTTCAGTCGATTGCGTGGTGGTATTAAGACCGACGAAAGTCCGGGCGCTTTATTCGCAAATGGTAGGACGTGGAACGCGTCTATTTCCCGGAAAAGACGAGCTTCTATTGCTAGACTTTTTATGGCACACCGAACGGCACGAACTATGCAGACCGGCTCATTTAATTTGTGAAAGTCCTGAAGTGACTAAAAAGATGGTCGAAAACATGGAAGAAGAAACGGGCGTCGTGATTGACCTTGAGCAGATGGAAGTCAAGAGCGCTGAAGACGTTATCGTTGAACGCGAAGAAGCCCTTGCGAAACAACTTGCGGAAATGAGAAGACGGAAACGAAAACTTGTTGATCCGCTTCAATTTGAAATGTCAATTCATGCCGAAGACTTATCGAGCTATGTCCCTAGCTTTGGGTGGGAAATGTCCCCGCCTTCAGAAAAACAACTCCGAGCACTCGAAAAGCATGGTATTTTTACCGAAGAAGTCGGGAATGCTGGGAAAGCTAACTTATTACTTGACCGTTTGAATAAACGCCAAAGTGAGGGGCTGACTACGCCGAAACAGATTCGCTTCCTTGAGAGTCGAGGTTTTAAAAACGTCGGAATGTGGTCGTTTGAAAGTGCTAGAAATATGATTGACCGAATAGCAGTGAACGGCTGGAGATTACCACAAGGAGTCGTTGCAAGGGAATATATACCAAGTTAAGAAATGGAAAGAAAGGGTAAAATGAACAACGAAAGAGAATTTGACTTGTTGCCATTATTAGAGCATATCAACCCGGCCATTTTATCCTATCAAGAATGGATAAACGTCGGGATGGCTCTAAAACATGAAGGATATACCGCGTCAGATTGGGACAACTGGTCGCAAAATGATAGTCGGTATCGCAAATTTGAATGTTTCAAAAAGTGGGACACTTTCAACGAACAAGCGGGCTCGATTGTAACTGGTGGGACAATCGTCCAACTTGCAAAAGACCACGGGTGGGTGAATCCGTACTCGAGCGATAGCGAGGGGGCTCACGAATTAGACTGGAACGATACCATCGACAGAGATTATCGCGTTATCGATAAAAACTGGATTGAGGGTAAAGAGATTCATGAGCCTACAGTTTGGAATCCAGTCAAAGAAATTATCCGATACCTCGAGGCCTTGTTTGAATCGTCTGAAAATGTCGGATACGTCACGGAAAGCTATCCAAAAGTAAACGACGAAACGGGCGAAATTGAAAAATGGCTTCCAACAAAAGGAGCGTATGACCGGACAGCCGGACAGTTAATTGAAGCCCTTAGTAAATGTAACGGCGATATCGGGGCAGTCCTCGGAGATTATCACCAAGAAGCGGGCGCGTGGATTCGTTTCAATCCCCTTGACGGTAAGGGTGCAAAGAACGAGAACGTGACCGATTACCGATATGCCCTTGTTGAATCGGACAGCATGAGCGTTGATAAACAAAACGCAATCTATAAAGAACTTGAGCTTCCTATCGCTGCTCTTGTTTATAGTGGGAACAAGTCCTTACACGCTATCGTGAAGGTGGACGCTGGAAGCTATGACGAATACCGAAAGCGCGTTGACTACTTATATAAGATATGCCAAAAGAACGGAATATCAGTCGATACGCAAAATCGTAACCCGTCGCGCTTGTCCCGTATGCCGGGCTTCGAGCGAAACGGACAAAAGCAATTTTTAGTTGATACCAATATCGGAAAAAGGAATTGGGAAGAATGGTATCAGTATATCGAAGACTTGAACGACGACTTACCTGATCCGGAAGGGCTGGGCGATAGCTGGGACAATCTTCCAGAGCTAGCCCCTGAATTGATTGAAGGAGTCCTTAGACAAGGCCATAAAATGCTGATAGCTGGACCGTCGAAGGCTGGGAAGTCGTTTAGCTTGATTGAAATGTCTATCGCAATCGCTGAAGGTCGAAAATGGCTTAATTGGAATTGTACGCAAGGGAAGGTATTATATGTCAATCTTGAATTAGACCGCGCTTCATGTCTTCATAGATTCCGCGACGTTTACGAGACTATGGGATTGCAAGCGAACAACCTACAAAATATCGATATCTGGAACTTACGCGGAAAGACCGTACCGATGGATAAGCTAGCGCCGAAATTAATTCGACGTTCACTCAAAAAGAATTATATAGCGGTTATTATCGATCCGATTTATAAAGTCTTGACGGGTGACGAAAACAGCGCGGACCAGATGGCACACTTTACCAATCAATTCGACAAAGTAGCGACAGAGCTCGGGTGCTCGGTGATTTATTGCCATCACCACTCTAAAGGTTCACAGAGTGGTAAAAAGTCAATGGACCGTGCTAGTGGTTCGGGCGTGTTTGCTCGAGATCCTGACGCGTTGATTGACTTAGTGGAATTAGAAGTCACAGAAGAATTATACACGCAGCGAATCAATCATACGGCTTGCAGAATTTACAAAGAAGCCTTACAAGAAAAGAATAATACATATTATCAACAATATGTCAGTCTTGACGATTTATACAACGCTAGCAGCATGAGAGCACACTTTGAAAAAGGAATTCAAGACGTGCTAGAACGTGCTCCGTACGTTGATAAAATCAATGACACACGTCGAGCGATTGAGATATCGACAGCGTGGCGCGTTGAAGGTACGCTTCGAGAATTCGCGAAGTTTAAACCGGTGAATATGTGGTTCTCTTATCCGGTGCATTTCTTAGACGATTCGGGCATTCTTGCAGATATCCAGCTTGACGGTGACAAGCCTATGTGGCAAAAAGGACAAGAGGGACGGAAGTCAAAAGAACAAAATCAGAAAGAACGAAATGAGAAATTAGAAACAGCTTACTCGGCACTTTTTGATGGTTCTTCACCCGTAACCGTGAAAGAATTGAAAGAATATTTAGGGCTAAAATCGACAAAATCAGTCGAAAATTATATCCGTGAACATGACGGTTTTGATATCAAAAAAGGAATCGTTTTTCCTATAAAAGAAAAGGAAAAATAGGAAAAATACTAGAAGAATTCTTAGGAAAAATACAGTATTTTTCTTTTCCAGTTTTGGAAAAAGTCCAGTATTTTTCTTTTCTTTCCGAAATTGGAAAAATAGGAAAAAGTCTAGTATTTTTCCGGAAAAAAACTGCTATACCCTTATTCAGGGTAAAGAGGAACTTTTCCGAAGTGAAGTCAAAGAGAAAAGGAAAAGGGGCTCAAGCTCCGCCCCTTTATCCTTTATCTCATCTTTGACAAAAGCGCGTATGGAAAAGCTAAAATAAAAAACTAAAAAGAAAAGGCATAAAAAAATGAGGAAAAAAGTTATATCTAAAAAACTTGAAATTGGAAAACAAATGCCTCCACTTTATCACACGTTACCCGGACAAGATTTTTGGTATTCGGATTCAGAAGTTTTGAAATGGATTGCAGAACAACCGATACTCTTAGATTGGGTAAAAGAACAATTAAAAGCAGCAGGCTATATTACTTATGACGCAACAACCGGAAAATGGACCGGCGTCGATTATGAGAAAAAATGAGGACGGAATATGAAAGTAAAATTTTTTAAATCGAACGTGAGATTCTTTTCACAATTTGAAACGGAAGTCAATCTTTTTTTAGAATGGCTCGAAAGAGAGAAAAAAGTTTGGGTTAATACCGAGATCAAAACTTTGGGTGAAGATGTCATGATATTTGTATTTTATGAGGACGAGTAACATGATTGAATTCTTTTTACCGATGGAAAAAATTCCGACGACAACTCACCAACAAAAAAAGGTAAACGTCAGAAATGGTAAGCCGGTATTCTATGAGCCGGTGGAATTGCAAAATGCAAGAGCGAAATTTGAAGGTTTGCTTGCGCGTCACGTTCCCCCGGATAAAATACAAGGCGCAGTTCGTCTGACCGTCAAGTGGTGCTTCCCGATGGTAAAAGGAGCATACGACGGACAATATAAAACGACGAAACCAGACACGGACAATTTACAAAAATTATTTAAAGATTGCATGACGAAAGTCGGCTATTGGAAAGACGACGCTCAAGTGGCTAGTGAAATTTCTGAAAAGTTCTGGGCGAAGATTGTCGGAATCTATGTAAGAGTGGAGGAATGGAACGATGAATTATATACATTTCTTTAGCGTGGAAGTTCCGGAATGGATGGCTAGAAGTAATCAGATGGCACAACTAGCCGGATTCGGTTCGGACCGGTATTGGCATTGGGTGGCGTCTTCGATTGCTGAAATTTGTAAAAAGTACAATGATAACGATCTAGTCGTGCAGCAGTTCGGGCTCTTGTTTGAATGGTTAGAAGCTCAAGCGGAAGGAGCGAAAGCATGAAAGAAAAAACTTATTTTGAAATTTTGGAAGAAATGGAAGGGCAAAAAGATAGCGAACGTGAAAAGCGGATTGAAATCGGCGAAAAATGTTTGGACGCCATAAAATCATTGGAAAACAGAAACGAAATAATATCTGTTAATCATTTAGTCAGATTCAACGGTAAAGAATATGATATCTGCATTTCCGAATGGAAAGGAAAAAAAGATGGAATACGTGAAATATGACAATGAGCAGAAAAAACGCTTGCGGGAAAATCTGAAAAAATTCACAGAGGAACAAGGGCTCGAAAAAAAAGAATTGGCAGACAAAATCGGGTGGGCTTACAATACAGTTATTTCATGGTTCAGAGGTTCACGCTTGCCAAGCCAATTCGGAATCGAAACTCTTTGTGATTTTTTTAAGGTGACAGACGTCGAATTGCTGGGCTTACCGATGAAAATCCGTACTTTTGCATATTACCGAAAAGACGAGCTAAAAGCAGTCGGGACTTTACAAGAAATTGCAGACCAGACCGGGGCGAAGATTCAGACGTTAAGGACCTTGATTGCTACAACGAAAAATGAAAAGAAGACACGGGGGACGTATATCATAGAGATCGAAGATGAAACGCGGTATATAGTCGAGTTTAAACAAACTTTTACAATCGATGAAATTAAAGCGAAAAATCTCGAATGGTTGCTGGATAACCCGATGGTTGAATTAAAGGAAGTGACGGAATGAATAAAAAAGAATTGATTGAAAGAATTGAAAATATGCCTTACGAGAATGGGATTCTTATGGATTTTGTCAAAATAAATAGAGGGTGGCTATTAAAAACAATAAAACAACTAGACGAACCAGAAATTGTCAAAGTTCCGAAGTATATCGCTGATAAAATCGAGTATATGAAAAAATACGATTATAACATCTTCGACGCAATGAGGGCGACTGAAAGAGATGATAATTTTTATGATTGGCTTTTTGCAGATGATAATATGGAAATCTTCACTATTGCTTGGCAGTATGGCTGCGAGGTAGAGGAAGAAAAGCGGTATAAAGTAGTGATGAAAGGTATTTCCTCTCTTTTTAGACATTTAAAATATAATTTTTTGACTGAAAAATGGTATATGGGCAATGATGCAGAAGATAAAAATGTGAAAAAAACACACACCCGCAAAGAGATAGAAGATGCGGGCTTTGGTGAAGTGTTTAATAGTCCATTGTTTGAAGTCAAGGAGGTGGAGTGATGAAGTCAACTAACAAGACGGAAGAAACGGAATTGGAATACTGTGAGCGTATGCTTAAGGAATTACCAAAATATCCAACTCCATTTTTAAGTCATGCAATGGCTTATGTAAACCTTAGAATTATGCATTTAAAAAAGAAGGGTACTGAATGAAACGCTTTTTAATTGGCTATGCCGTGCTCACTACTTGCTTGCTATTCATGCAGCGGTCGATTATAGACGAGCAGCAGAAACCCTTACTTGTTTATCATGCAGATAATCAAGGATCAGGAATAAAAGGAATTGTAAGCGACAAGAAAAAAATAGGCAGCTTATACACGATAACGATAAATGATAATGTTTTTGTGATAAATGAACAGAAATATCAAAAAATTAAAATCGGGGACGAGGTGGAATTTTGAAAGTTTACGTTGTGAGAAAATACTTGAAGGCTACAAGGATGGAATGCAATCGAACGTCACCATTTGAAGAAGTCGAATTTCAAATGGTGACGTTCGATTGCGTATAGACAATCACAAAAAAGAGGCGTCTTCGATATCTATCAAAAAGAATTTTAAAATGCTATCAGGCTAGAAAGGTGGGAAGTTTGAGAATTGAAACACGATACGGATATTTAATAGACGCGCTTAGACGCTATCCGTTCGATAAGGAAATAAAAGAACGTATCGAAGAAATTACTTTCCCGTACCAAAATTTTGATGAAAACTGGTATATCAAAAGTAAGACCGCAAAAAATACTCCCGAAGCCTTGAAAAATGTCATTATGAAAGAAAATGATCCAGAATTAATTCGACTTTATACGCTAACACAAGCGATTGAAGAATACAAGGCGGAATGCGGGGTTACAAATTGGGAAGCAATCAAGGCTCTTTATGTGACACGCTCAAAGAACGTTGAAGGAGTGGCACTCGAGCTCTTTATGTCGAAAAATTCAGTCTATCGTCATATTATCAAACCATTCTTTGAAGGACTAGAAAAGAAATATACAAGTATTTTTTTAAAAAGTCGCTAAAAGTTGGGAAAAGTGCACGAAAAAAGGTGATAAAATTGTATTATCAGGAGAAAAACGAAAAGAACTTTGTCAACCTTTCCATTCTACTAGACAGCCCTTTTGGGGCTGTTTTTTGGTACTTATATGAAAATCGAAAAAATAAATATTGCTGACGTGGTGGAATACGAAAATAACGCGAAATTACACCCGCAAGAACAAATTGAAAAAATAAAAAAATCAATCCTCGAATTCGGAAATAATGATCCCATCGCGATAGATGAAAATAACGTCTTAATTGAAGGACACGGAAGATTGAAGGCTTTGAAGCAGCTAGGATATGATGAAGTGGAAGCTATTCGATTATCTCACTTGTCCGAAGACCAAAAGAAGGCTTATATCTTGGTGCATAATAAGCTGAACATTGATACGGGATTCGACGCTGAATTATTAAGCACAGAACTGGAAGATATCTTCACGGTTGATATGAGCGAATACGGATTCGAGTTTTCGGAAGTGGACCTCGGTTTTTCGAGTGATGACCTGGAAGAAAAAGTCGAAGGCGAATTTCATCGGGAGACTACAATCAATCAGTACAATCTCGATTTATTCGAGCCCGGAAAAACTGAAGGGCGTTTTGAAATGCCAATTCTTGAACCGGTGGATCATATCCCTAAAAAGTTACAAGGGTTTAATTACGTTTTAAACAAGCCCGATTATGAAGCGGGCGTGCATTTCTTCTTGGACGATTATCAATTCGAGAGAATCTGGCAACGGCCGGAATTTTATATTGAGAAATTAAGTCAATTCGATTGCGTGCTAACGCCGGACTTTAGCTTATATATCGATATGCCGGTAGCTATGCAAGTCTGGAACATTTACCGCTCAAGGTTAATCGGTCAAGTTATGCAAGGTTACGGTTATACCGTGATTCCTACTGTATCGTGGGCGTATTCGGACAGTTTTCCGTTTTGTTTTGACGGATTGCCGGAGGGTGCTACACTTGCGGTTAGTACAATCGGGGTTAAACAAAATGAAGAACAATTTGAAATATGGAAAGACGGGATGGACGTCATGATCGAGCTGCTGAAACCGAAAAGGTTATTGGTTTATGGCGGCAAGGTTGAATATGATTATAGAGATATTGAGGTGCATTATTTCGAGAATGCAACGACAGAAAGGATGAAACATGGAAGCTAAAAAGCTAAAAGAATTATTTGAAAAGTATTTAAACATGATAAATTTAGGGGACTATTATCTATATAGTGATCTGGAATTGTATCATGTAACGACTGGTGAATCGCGTTTTTATAAAACAGTTGAAGAAGTAGTGGCAGATGAAGAAGTAAATGCCTTGCTAGATGGGATTCAGTTTAATATCTTTTCTGGGGGACGCGGTGCGAGTTCCGGCAAAAGTGGAGAAGGTAGTAAGGGTGGACTAGGTGGAGGTTTTTCAAATTCAAAAGATGGAGCAGATAAATCGTATTCCGCGAATCCAGCGCCTTTTAATTATGGCGGAAGAAGTCAAAACTTGGACTCAATCGTTAGTAAATTTATAAAAGATTATGGAAGCGCTGATAGAGAATACGCGGTATCAGTTGACGATCAAGGATTCGCTCATTCGTACCGTATTGGAAACGCTCATAGTGTTAGTATCACAGCAGCTCCCGGCCATACAGTAGTGCATAATCACCCGGGGGGTGGGAATTTTTCAAAAGCTGACCTTTTGAATACCGCCGGAACAAGCAGAAAAGGAATCATTGCAACGAATAAAGACAGTTATTATCATTTTGAGAAAACTCAAAAATTCGACGCTAAAGGATTCACGAAAGCGGTAAGTAAAGCAAGATGGCCGAAAGAAATGTCATACGACGAAGGTGCGGACTGGTGGCTTCGTAAGAATGCCGGTAAGTATGGTTATAAATACGACAAGAAAAAACCGGGAATTACGGGGACACACGACTATACAAAATTAAGTGGTGGTGGTTACATTTCGCCGTCGAGTTTACCATTCTAAAACAATTTAAACAGTAAGGAGGGGAGGCGATGTCGAACGAAAACTTAATTCCACTTAACGAGCGAACAAAGGACGAGCAAAGGGAAATTCAGAGAAAAGGCGGTATCGCCTCCGGGAAAGCTCGAAGGGAAAAAGCAGACCTAAAAAAGAAAGTCAATGAAATATTGGCGATGGACGTCTTCAGTCCGCAGTTAAAAGAAACACTCGAAGAAAAGGGCTTGAGCGCTACAAATCAGACGGCAGTTGTGACGGTGCTTTTGCAAAAGGCGCTAAAAGGCGATATGCGAGCCATTGAGTTATTGGCGAAGATGAACGGTAACGAGGGTACGAAAGATAACCTCGACAAGAAAGAGCAAAAAGAACGCGTCAAGGCAATGCAGCTCGAGAACAAGAAACGCGAGCAACAACTCGAGGGTGGCGTTGCGTCTGAAGATATCATGGCTGATTATTTTGATAAGTTGGAAGGGGTGATTCAAAATGACTCTTGACCAGCTTTATACAAATAAACAAATTAAAATCTTGAGGCGTTCCCTTGCCCGTGATTGGTACATGATGATAAACCACGGGGCAGTACGGGCCGGAAAGACAAAACTTGACAACGATCTTTTTTTAATGGAGCTGAAACGTGTTAAAAAGAACGCTGCAAAAGTCGGGGTTCAAACTCCGATGTATATCTTAGGTGCGGTATCGTCTGGGACGTTGCAAACGAATATCTTGCGCGAGATAACAGACGCTTACGGGCACGAATTCCGTTTTGATAGGCACGGGAATTTTACGCTTTTCGGGGTGTATGTTGTGACGACGTTCACGGGCTCGATAGCGGGTTTAAAAGCTATTCGTGGTATGACAGCCTTCGGGGCTTATGTCAACGAGGCAACACTAGCCAATAAGGAAGTATTCGACGAAATTCTAAAACGTTGCTCAGGTTACGGTGCGCGTATTATATGCGATACCAACCCGGACCATCCAAAACATTGGCTTAAAGTTGATTATATCGATAAGGCTGACGGCGAGAAAATACTTGCCAATCATTTTACAATTTTTGATAATACATTCTTGAATCAACGATATGTCGATAACTTGATCGCAACGACGCCTTCCGGTATGTTTACCGAACGCGGTATATATGGCCGTTGGGTGATTGGTGAAGGCGCGGTGTATCGTGACTTTAAAGAAGATATGTATATCAACGAATTGCCCGAGCATTTCGCGAAGATTTACGCGGGGGTTGACTGGGGTTATGAGCACTACGGCTCTATCGTGGTCGTGGGGCAAACTGAGGCCGGCGATGTGTATATTTTGGAGGAACACGCTTACCAGTACAAAGAGATTGATTTTTGGGTGGACCTTGCAAAAGATATAAAAGCCCGTTACGGTGATATATTCTTCTGGGCGGACTCGGCACGTCCCGAGCACGTCGGACGTTTTAACCGTGAACGGCTCAAATGTTTTAATGCTTATAAGTCTGTATTGTCTGGTATTGAAGAAGTGGCTAAGCTCATGAAGGGCGGTCGCTTTTTTGTTGCTTCAAATAAGGTACGCAAGTTCAAAGATGAAATATATCAGTATGTTTGGAATGAGCGAACGGGTGAACCAGTCAAAGAGCACGACGACGTTCTGGACGCGGTAAGGTACGCGATTTATTCACAGCACGTTTACGATACGAGCAGCACAGTAAAAGAACGTATGGCAAGCGCGCAATACTATTTCTAAAAGGAGGAAAAAAAGAAATTGGAATTCTTAAAAGGACGACGTTTTGATGAAAACGCGAATCGTCAATTCATGATGACAATCGAAGATTTTGAAGCAATCGAATTTGAAAGTCAGAAATGGATTGCACGGCTGAAAAATTTCGTCGGAACTCACCGAGCGGAACAACTGGACCGCTTGAAAGAACTGAAACGATATTATCTAGCTGATAATAATATCAAGCATCGCGACGAGAAAAGCGATAAATACAGCGCAGATAATCGAATCGCGAGTGATTGGGCGAAATATATTACTGTTTTTGAACAAGGGTATATGCTGGGGAATCCGGTCGAATACAAGAACGAAAACGAAGAAATTCAAGCCTTAATCGACAATTTTAGCAAACAAAACAACGAGCAAGATCATAACGTGGCTATCAAAACAGACTTAGCTATTTATGGCCGAGCTTATGAATTGCTAAATACGTTTAAGGATGTGGACGAAAGCGTTTGGGTGAAATTGTACCGAATGAACCCGGAACAGACTTTTGTCATTTATGATGATAGTTACGAGCAGCGTTCCTTGATGGCGGTCAACTATTACTCTATCAGTTACGGGAACGGACACAAACGCGATTTTGTGAAAGTATATACCGATGATTCCATATACGAGTATGTGGACGATAATCAGGAAGCGGACACGCTTCGACTGAAAGAGAAAAGCGAGCATTTCTTTAATGGCGTACCGGTGAACGAGTTTAGCAATAACACAGACCGAACCGGAGCATTTGAAGCCGTGCTTGATTCCATCGACGCTTACGACTTATCACAGTCAGAACTTGCCAACTTCCAACAAGATAGTAACGAGGCCTTACTGGTTATCTCGGGCAATCCGTTTACCGGGGTTGAAGATAAGGACTTTTTAGAAGATGGTCGAATCAATCCGAACGGTCGTCTGGCTGTTTCGCAGTCGTTCAAGAAAGCAAAAATCTTGGTTCTTGACGATAACCCGATTCCGGGAGGTTCTTCACCATCGGCTCACTATCTCGTTAAAACATACGACACAGCCGGAGCGGAAGCCTATAAAGAGCGTTTAGTAAATGATATTTTACGCTTTACGTTTACGCCGGACACAACAGATAGCAATTTCGCCGGCACACAGTCAGGCGAAGCGATGAAATATAAGATGATGGCAGCGGACAATTACCGAGGCAAACAAGAGCTTTTGTTTGAAAAGGGGCTCATGCGTCGCTTACGTCTAGCGGTCAATATCTGGAAAATCAAGGGGAATGATTCTGGGAATTATAACCTTATCAATCAGACCGATATCGTATTCACTCCGAACCTTCCGCAAAACAATAATGAAATGGTGGCAATCGTTAAGAATCTTTACGGCATTGTAAGTGAACAAACTATTGTCGAAATTCTTGAGCGCGTGACTGGAGTCAATGCTGAAACGGAATTGAAACGACTGAAGGAAGACACGGAAAAGGCGCTTGAAATGTTACCACGAATCACACAAGAAAACGAGGTAGCGGATGAACAAACTGAAGAAGCTAACAAGCCATGATGAATACTGGACGGAACGCGCTCGAGAAATATTCGAGTACGTTGACCGAAAAGATATTGATTTTTTTGTTGAGTTAGAAAAAACTTACCGGGCGCAGTCGGTGAAGCTACAAAAAGCGATTTTTGACTTTTATACAAAATACGCTGAAGGGCACGAAATGACCTATCAAGACGCCATGAAGCGCTTGAGGGGTGAAGACCTTAGCGATTATGTGGAAAACGCTCGGAAGTATCGCGAGAAAGCTGAAAGCGATCCGGAATTATTGAACCGTTTAAACGAACAATATTCGGCAGCTCAAGCACTTAGGATTGAAGCCTTACACGCTGAAGCAGTATATCGCGCTGGCGTGCTTGCTGGGGCGCTTCATAAGAGTTTTGAAAAGTATCTATACGACGTTGCAGAATATGCTTATAAAAAGGCACACGGCGGACGTGCGGGTGCGGTCAATCGTCCAGCATTTGAAGAAATTATCAAGACGCCGTTCAATGGTCGGAACTATTCCGAACAACTTTGGGGGAATACTGACACGCTAGCAGATAGCTTGAAGAAGGTTTTCCGTCAAGGCTTCATTCGTGGTGATAGCCCGCAAGAAATGGCGCGAGAAATCCGAAAAGAATTCAACGTGGCACGCTCGAGGGCTGAAACGCTTGTCCGAACGGACGCGACGGCAGTCATAAACCGCGCAACCATAAAACGATATAAACGCGAAGGCTTGAAATATTATCGGATTTTGGTCGTTTTGGATAATCGGACAACTCAAATTTGCCGGAGAATTGCACAAGAGGACAAATTATATAAACTCGAAGAAGCGCAGACGGGCGTCAATATCCCGCCGTTTCATTATAATTGCCGTTCTACTATTATGCCGGATGAAGGCGAATTGAACGGGGAAGGAGTGGAAGAAAAAAATGATGTTTAATATCTGGGACCTTGTTTCTTTTGTTGCTGGTTTAATCTGTTTTTCTGTTTTGGTTTTGGTAGGTTGGTCTATCATTGCCGGACTGATTGACGGAATTAGACAAGCAAATAAAGAACGTTCAAATAGATAAGGAGGTGATCCGTTATCTTGACAAACGGGAATAGACCGTTATCGTCCAGACTATGCGGAAGACGTTAAAAGCTGCATTGTTTCGCCGCCGGGCGTAAAACGAGAATATCGATTGATGGCGTAACCATCGGAGGAAAACAAATGTCAGAAAATACACAAGCAACCGTTGAAACTGAAGCACTTGAGCAAGACGTCACTCAAGAAGAACAAGTTGAAACCAAGCAAGAAAAGTCAGAGCGTACTTTTACACGGGCAGAAATTGGCAAAATGCTAGCGGCTGAACGTGCGAAGTGGGAAGATGAACAAGCGGAAATTATCGAACAAGCGAAAAGCGAAGGTGAACGCTTGGCTAAAATGACAAAAGACGAGCGCGCAAAAGAAGAAGAAGCGCGACGAATTCAAGCAATCGAAGAACGTGAGCGCGTACTTGCAGAAAAAGAAATGCGAGTAGCAACTCAAACGCTTTTGAGCGAAGAAGGATTGCCGGTTGAATTCTTGGATTTTGTTATTTCTGAAACAGCGGAAGTCACCAAAGAGAAAATCGGGCTATTGCGCTCGGTATTCGATAAAGCGGTAGAAAGTCGCGTCGATGAACGCTTGGCGCAGAAAGCACCACGAAAGGGAACTGGACCGGTATCGCTGACAAAAGCTGAAATTATGGCGGTTGAGGACGACGAACAACGTCAAGCCTTGATTGCTGCAAACATTGGACTATTTAAAAATTAGAAAGGGCTAAAATATGGCTGAAAATAAATTAACAACTATGCAAGACTTGGGCGAAATTAAGTCTATTGATTTTGTCAACAAGTTTTCTAAAAACATTAACGACTTGCTTCGTCTTTTGGGCGTAACACGTCGTCAAGAATTGACAAATGACCTTAAAATCCAAACGTACAAATGGACGACTGACATCGATAACACGGTAACGGCTGAAGGTGAAACAATTCCACTTTCAAAAGTAAGTCGTGCGAAAGATCAAGAATATACTGTAACATGGTTCAAGAAACGCCGTGCGGTATCTGCTGAAGCTATCGCTCGTCACGGTGCGTCACGCGCAATTTCCGACGCTGATACACGTCTTCTTCGCGAAATTCAAAACGGAATCAAAGAAGACTTCCTAACTTACCTTAAAAAGACAAAAACTAAAGTCAAAGGTAAAGGCTTGCAAGAAGCACTTGCGCAAAGCTGGGGCAAACTAACAACTGTAAACGAGTTTGAAGGCTCTCCGCTTGTATCATTCGTAAGCCCGCTTGATGTGGCAGAATATCTCGGAAATACTCCGGTCGCTTCTGACGCTTCAAACGTTTTCGGTTTTGTACTCTTGCAAAACTTCCTCGGTATGCAAAACGTTATCGTTATGCCATCATGTCCGCAAGGTAAGATTTACACAACAGCAGTCGAAAACTTGGTATTCGCTTATCTAAACGTTGCTAACGGTGACTTGGGCGGATTGTTTGCAGACTTCACCGATGAAACTGGCGTGATTGCTGTAAGCCGTGACCGTCACTTGAACAACCTTACTTTTGAATCTGTATTCTTTGGAGCTAACGTTCTTTTTGCTGAAATTCCGGACGGCGTGGTTGAGGCTACAATCGAAGCACCGGCAGTAGTACCCGGCGGATAATTAAGAGGTAAACGATGGCAGCTATTGAACTAGAAAAAGTAACGAAAGAAATTCGTTTATTGAAAGGAATTCCGGAAAGCGACAAAGAGCAAGACGAACTTTTGGCCTTAATTGTGAAGGATAGTTTCGAGCGTATTATCGCGTTCGTCAACCGCTTTTCGGACTTTCCATTGGCAGAATTGCCGGATAGCGTAAGTTATATTCTTCGTGATGTGGCTGTCAGTCGATTTAACCGCTTAAACTCTGAAGGGGCAACCGCTGACAGCGAAGAAGGCCGGAGTTTTACTTGGGAGGATAGCTATCTAACAGATGATAACAAGGCTATTTTGGAAAGCCTAGCAGTCAAAAATCGCGCCCGTGGAATCGCTAGATTTATTTAAAAAGGGGGCGCGTATGATTTATAATGATCGCGTTGTTTTGATTTTTGAAACACGTCCGAGTGATGAATTATTCGAGAAAACGGGAAAGCGTAACAGTTCCCCGATACCTTGTATGAAAAATTCCATGTCAAACTATGAAATGATGGGGCTTTTTGGCAAGTACGACTTCGACGCGTTCAAGTTACACTTGCAAGGTATTCATAAAGATTTTTCCGAAGTGATTTACAAAGGGCGTAAGATGAAAATCAAAGGCAAAAGATACCATCATAATAGCACGGTGATTTATTTATGAGTTTTACTTATAAAGTCAAAGGGCTTGACAAGTTCATTCGTCGCGTACAAGGTAAACCAAAACAGGCAAGGCGGGCAGTAAGCGCGGAGCTTCAACGTTCGGCCTTACGGGTTGAGCGTAAAGCTAAAATGAAAGCAGCAGTCGATACCGGATTCATGCGGAACGGTATCTTTGTTTCTCGTTTAGGAATGTTACGATACAAAGTAACGTCCCCGGCTGGTTACTCCGTCTATGTGGAACTTGGAACGCGTAAAATGAAGGCGCAACCTTTCCTCGGTCCGGCAATGAAAGAAGAAAGTGAGGTTCTATTCAAGAACCTTCACAAAATGTTTAGGAGGTGATTTATGACTTTTGAAACACCTTCAGTAAAAGCGCTCGCGAATATTCGCGAAAAATTGAAGCCGTTAAACCTTCCGATTTACTTTAATCTTCCAGAACCGGAAACGCTAGAGCCGTTTATCGTTATCGGTCAAACGAGCTCTGACACGTCGAAAACAGTCCAAACGGGGCTCATTATCGAGGACTTAGGCGTTCAGGTGGATATATTCCTTCCGGGTGATGAAAGTCGCGGAGAGGTCGAAAGAGTGCGCTCTGAAGCTATCAGGCGTATCGGAAGAAATTCGAGAATGGTTACAAATGTTTTAAAAGATAATACAGTAGGTCGAGAGGTCTATCATATCGTTTTAAATTTAACAGAAATTATTTATTAAAAAGGAGTTTTAAAATATGAGTGAAGCAGAAGACAAGGCAAAAATTAAAATTACGATTGCGAAACCAATCGTAGGGAAAAAAGTATTTTACTTTATTCAATCAATTCACGCAGAAAAAGGCACGGGAGCAATGCTTCCAGCTTATCGTAAAGATGGTTCTACCACAATGGGCGGTGAATACATCGACGAACAAACACAACAAGGGCGTTTGCTTGAAAAAGCAACCGACGAGCACTCAATCGAGTTGACTCAATACTTTGCACCAAAAGATCCATCAGTCAAAGTTATCTTGGACGCTCAAAAAACGGGTGAATCAGTCAAAATCTGGCGCGTTATCGTTGACGAAAGCGTAAAAGACACGTCAACTGGTAAAGACACTTATCCAGCACAATTCGGTTACGGTAAAATCACAGACGATATCGAATTCGACGACGCTATCGATGGATTTACTGAACTTAATTATACAGTCGGAATTGTTGGACGTCTTCGCGATGGGAAATTCCCGCTTTCAACGGAAGAAATCAATATGCTTAACGAAGTATATGAATACCAAAATCCGGGCGAAACAACTGGCGATTACAACAACATCACACGCTAATTTTTCAAGCAAGAGGGCCGTCAAAAGCCCTTTTGCTTTTATTTTTTTAACTAAAAGGAGTATAAACTATGGAATTTACAGTCGGAAGCCGTACAATCGAGATCAAATTTGATTATATGCTTATGTTTAAAGTCAATCGTGAATTATCAAGTCGCGACGACAACGGACAACCAAACGAGGACGGCGTGGGCGCTTTATTCCTTCGAGTAGTTGAGCGTAACGATTCGGCTTTGGTTGATTTAATCAAGTTATGCGCAAGCAAGAAAGCGAAAGCCGTATCAGACGAGGAAGCATTGACAGCTATTTCAGCTAAATTGGAAGAATTGGACGCGACAACTACCGAGCCAATCTTTAAAGCTATTGAAGAAGAAATGGTGGATTCAGGTTTTTTCAACGAAAAAGTTTTGAAGTATATCGAGAAGCTCGAATTGGCCTTGAAGTATTTGAAGGCGAAAGCAGAAACAGCACAAGATCAAGCGACGGCACAATTCCAGATCGAACAAACGGAAGCACAAATTGGAAGGTTGAAGAACGCAATCTCTTAATCGAGTGCGCCCGTTTAGGTCTAACAGATACACGAATCATTTATTCTTGCAGCAAAAGGGAGCTTGACGCGATTCGTGAAGGTCTATACTATCGCAGTATTGAAGAAAGAGAAAATCTTGTCGAGCTTGCCTTTAATTTACGATACACACTTAACGCGAAAAAAGCGGAAGTAAGTAAATTGAGCAAGAAAAAGGACCGCGATAAAGTTAGACGTTTATTCAGTCCAAAAGACAATGACAAAAGGAATAACGAGGATTTACTCGCGAAAATCGAACGATTGAACGAGCATTTCCGGAATAGACATTAAAAAAAAGAAAAAAGGAGGTGAAGTGATGGCTTTTGATGGCTCAATCGAAGCCCTTATTGGTGCGGATTTAACCGAATACGATAAGGCAATGAACGAGGTCGTGAATTCAACTAAAAAAGCGTTTGAAACGGCGGCACAATCTGCTTCTAAAAGCGCCAATCAGATGATTCGCGAAGTTGGGGAATTGATGAACCGGCTAGCAAGCAACAATCAATCGATGGGTTCTAAAATCGGTCAAGGTCTGACTGGTGGGTTAAAAATCGCTATGGGTGAGCTTCAGCGTATCGCTTCAAACATTGGCGCAAAATTGCCCGAACCCTTGAGAAATGGCCTTATTCGTCTATCAAATGATATAAAAGGCATTTTCGGGACGATGAAAAACGAAATTTTGTCGTTCGGTTCAAAAGTTAATTCAGGGTTTAAAAAAGCGTTTAGTTTTGACATCGCAAACGCGATAAAATCACCAAAAAGCGCTTTTGCAGAAATGGCGAACAGTATCGACTCGATGGCGACACGAATCAGCTCAAAAGCTCATTCAATCGGTTCGGTATTTGCGAATTCTGCAAAAAATATGAGTGGACCTTACAAGTCCGCGTTTAATGACATTGCCAATAGTTTAGCAGCTTTCGAGGCTCGCGTCTTGTCAGCAGCACAACGAGTGACAAGCTCGCTCGGTCAAAGGGTTTTAAACCCTATCAATTCTTCATGGTCTAGCTTGTTTTCAAGTTTGACGACGAAAGTAAATAGCTTCGTGAATCGAGTTAGTAACTCATTCGGTGGGCGTTTGTTGTCAGCAACGAATAAGCTCGCGACACAAGTCGGAGGGACGCTCGGAAATGCGTTTCAAACAACCGGACATAAAGCCGTTAGTGCTTTAACTGGAATTGTGAGCCATACGAACAGCGCTACAAGTGCTTCTAGTGGTTTATTAAAACAAGTTATCGCAGTCGCTGCTGCATATAAGGCTTTTGAACTTGGAAAGCAAGCAATCAAGAGCACCGTTTCAAAAGCGGCCGAGTTCGAGGCTAAAATGAGCAATATCAAGGCGGTTACTGGCGAAAGCGAAGAAACGATGAAGAAATTCAACGACGCAGCTATTAAAGCCGGGGCAGACACAGCCTTTTCAGCAGCGGAAGCAGCGGACGCCGTGGGTGAACTAGCAAAAGCTGGGGTTTCCACGCAAGACATCCTAAACGGTGGACTTACCGCGTCGCTTAACTTAGCAACCGCTGGGGAGCTCGACTTGAAGGAAGCAGCGGAAATTACTTCGACAGCTTTAAACGCGTTCAAGCGTGACGGCATGAATGCAACGCAAGCAGCGAACCAACTAGCGGGAGCAGCGAACGCTTCAGCGACAGACGTTCACGAATTGAAGTACGGGCTTTCTATGGTCGCGCCGGTCGCTTCAGGGCTTGGCTTATCATTCCGTGATACCACAAACGCCCTCGCAGTATTCGCGCAAAACGGACTTAAAGGTTCAGACGCCGGGACATCGCTCAAGACAATGCTTATGAACTTGCAACCTTCAACAAAAGGGCAATATAAAGCAATGCAAGCACTCGGGATCATTACCGAGGACGGGGCGAACCAATTCTTCACAGCAGAAGGAAAAGTAAAATCGTTCGCAGAAATTTCTCAAGTTTTGAAAGACAAGCTGGGAGGTTTAACGGACGCAGAAAAACAAATGGCCTTGAAGACGTTATTCGGTACGGACGCGGTGCGTGCTGCAACTATCGCGATGAACGAGGGGGCAGATGGCGCAAATAATATGCAAGACGCTATCGATAAAGTCACAGCTTCACAAGTAGCAGCGGAAAAATTGAATAACTTAAAAGGGGCTATCGAGGCCTTGAGTGGTTCGTTTGAAACGTTGCAAATCAAGGTCGGAACGGCAGTCTTGCCGGTGCTTACAACGTTAGTAAAATACGTTGATAAGTTAGTGGATAAACTTTCCAATTCTAAAGGTTTACAAACATTCCTTGACGCTTTAAACTCATTGAATCCAGCTCTTAATCAGTTTTTGAACGGAACAAAAATGACCGAGGAACAAGCGCGCAAATTTGAAAGTATAATGGTTAAACTCAAACCAGTTATCGCTGGTGTGGTGGGTGCTTTTGCGTTTGGTCCAGCAGTCAGTAATCTTTCCTCACTCTCTAAAGGATTGGGGTTTGCTGCTTCTAAAACGCTAGAATTCGGAAGTGCTTCGTCTGGGGCGTTGAAAACTGCTAGCGGGTTAATATCTAACTTCACGGGTAAAATGGCGGGAGTTCCGGGGGTTATTGGAAGCGCTGCTTCACAAGGCCTTTCGATTTTAAGTATGATGACAAGCGGAATTTCTTCAGTCATGGGAATTGCTCTTGCTGCTATTGGTCCAGCAGCTATTCTCGGGCTTGTTGTCGCCGGTTTAGGTTTAATCAATAGCCAATTCGGAAAACAGATAGATCAGTTATTAAACACGGTTACAACTAAAGGACCACAAATTATTCAGAAACTTGTTTCGGGTATCACGTCACAAATTCCGGGGCTTATCGCTTCCGGTGCGAACTTGATCGCAAAACTAGCGCAAACATTTGCGACAATGTTTCCGGTTATTGTAAACGCCGGAATTCAGCTTATTGCTAGCTTAGTGCAAGGAGTGGGACAAAACGCCGGCTCTTTAATATCTTCAGCGATAACGATTATCGGAACGCTTGTAAATTCGTTACTATCAGCATTACCGCAATTAATTTCTATCGGTATGCAATTACTGGTAAACGTAACACAAGGAATTTTACAAAATATCCCGCAATTACTTTCAACAGCTCAACAAATTGTGACGAACTTTATCAATAACTTGCAAGCGAATTTCCCTCAGATTTTAGAACAAGGGATTCAAATTTTGACGAATATCGTCAATGGTATCGTTCAAGCGTTGCCAACGATTATTCAAATTGCGACACAAGTTATTGTCGGATTCATCCAAACGATTATCCAAAACTTACCGGCTATCTTACAAGGTGGTATTCGTTTAATTGTTACATTGGTTCAAGGTTTAATTCAAGCCTTACCACAGATTGTACAATCTGGCGTACAAATTATCGGGCAGTTAATCACGGGAATCGCTCAAGCCTTGCCACAACTTATTATGGCCGGAATTCAGCTTATCGTTCAGCTTGTCGCGTCTATTATTACGGGCTTGCCAAAGATAGCCGCAGCAGCGGGCGAAATTATCATGGGATTCGGTAAAGCAGCGCTCGAGTTCATTCCGAACGCGCTTAAAGGCATAGGCGAAGCAGTAGGAAACTTCTTCGGTGGTCTATGGGATTTTGTTTCTGGCAAGTCTGAAGAAGGCGGAGCGAAGGTTCAAGCGGCAATCAATACGACGTCAGACAATATCGAGGCTCGAAGCGGAACGACAACGGCTAAAATAACCGCGGACTCTTTACTTGCAAATACGGGCGTAAGCACAAATTACCAACAAATGCAATCGAGCGTTAGCACGTCCACGGACGCTATGTTAATGGACGTCAATAATAATATGCTGGGCATTAATAATAGCGCTACAACTCAGACTACGACAATGCAGCAAAATGTTTCGTCAAACTTTAGTCTTATGAACACAAACGGGACTTTGCAAGCTCAACAATTCGCGACAAATAGCAATACGGCGTTTACACAAGCGCAAACAAATGCGACATCGCAAACGAGCACCATGAGTTCAAACGTTGTTTCAAACGTCAGCGATTTAAACGCGAACGCAAGCTATCAGCTAGATCAGTTACTTAATAACGCCAACGCAAGTACGGCCGGAGTATCGACTACCGCGAACACGAACGCTTCTATTGCAAATTCTGGAGTTGTTTCCAATTTCCAACAAATGCAAACGGGCGCAACAACCGCAACAAATACGTTAGCAACAAACGCGGAATCTGATTTTAATCGCGTTTCAAAAAGCGCGGAACAGTCAAGCTCGCAGTTATCGCAATCGATTGCGAAAAATTATCAAGAAATGCAAAATACAGTTGAAAAAGCTATGCAAGCGACAGCTCAAGCGGTTCAAACTGGACTTGATAAAATTTCACAAGTTAGCAATCAAAGCGGTTCGCAGATGGCTAAAGCGTTCAATGATACGTTTAGCAATATTACGACAAGCGCAGCTAGCGGAATGAACTATTTTGGTAACACAATACAAACTGGCCTCTCTCGCGTTAAGTCGCTAGTTTCTAGCGCGAACAATAACATTAGCGCAACGTTTAGAAGCCTTCCGGGCTTGTTAAGTAGTGTTGGTTATAATGCGGGGATTGGCCTATACAATGGTCTTGCTTCAATGGCTGGGGCTCTGTATTCACTAGCGAATAGTATTGCTTCAAATATTGCGGCAACCATGCGGTCAGCTCTTTCTATTCATTCACCTTCACGGGTTATGGATAAGATAGGGGGCTTCACGGGTGAAGGGCTCTATAATGGTATGTCTAGCTGGGTGAAAAATATTTACGACGTATCGAAACAATACGCGCAAGCTATCACGGATCAAGATTACCAAACAAATAGCGTACTTACCACATCCGCAAGCGTTACAAGTGCGGGCGTTCGTTCTTCGCTTGAAAACTTGAGCGACGACGTTAAAAACTCGCAATTATCTGAACGTAAATTTGAAGTCCATAACGAAATTGTGGGCGACAAGATTTATACAACAATCAAAGAGAAAGACGCTAGAAAACAAGCACTTTCTGAATATTTCACGTAAGGGGGACTCATGGATTTATTGATTGAAAAAGACGGTCAGGCTCGGAGATTGTCCGAGTTGGGCTTATATAATATCGCGGTCGATGATTCTTCCCCGGCCGTGGATATTTCGACACGAACGGTAAAAGGTCGCAATGGTCGAATTTTCGACGGCTTGACCTATACCGAAAAAACAATAGAAGTGAAAGCAAGGCTTACCGTCCCAACGATGGAAGCCTTTTTTGATAAAAAAGACGAATTAAACCGGTACGTCTTAGGGGATGATGGTTTTTACATTACCAAAATGCACCCCGAACGCGATGATTTATACGAGTTCGAGTTAGCCGGACAAACAACGGGCGAATTAAATCTCAGAACGATACCTCATAGGGCGTGGAAATATCGTTATAAGGTCGTCAATAATGGTTCGGTTGAATATGAGTTTATCGGGAAATCTTCCGCTGGCTTGAAGTATAACGTTTCTTTTGGTTTTGTGACTTCGGAATTACCGTATGGTGAAACAGTTCCGAAAGATATCACACTTTCAACAAATGCGTTAGATTATGCGGGGACGGCTACACTTAGTCAGTTAGAAGTTCCGTTTATTGTTGAATTAACAGCAAACGCTCAACAAACGAATTTCTTCCTTGAGATTGACGGGCGACGGTTTACATATAATCACGCTCAAACGCCTATCCAATCGGGCGACAAGTTAAAACTAAAAGGGATAGAAACTCAATTATTTACTGGCTCTACTTGGGATAATGTCAATAATCGGACGAATTTTGAATATTTCGTGATTAAACCGAAAGCGAATAAAAAAATCCCGTGGTCTTCAAATTTCAAAGGCACAATCAAGATAATCGGATTTAAGGAGCTATACAAATAGGAAGGAGGTAAACATTGCTTACATTTTACAATGAAAAAGGCGAAGGTTTTGGAGCGCAAGTTGAATTCACGGTTAAAAATGCTGTAAACGGTGAGCGTTCCGTTTCGGGAACTATTATTTCAAATGATAGAGTTTTATCTGAAATTGATCGTGGATGGAAATTTGAGCTCAACGGCGAATTTTTCGCCATCGTTTTCGCCAAGCCTCGGGACGAGGGGCGCAATCTTTCCGTTTCCTTCGACGCCGTTCACCAATTCTTTTACGACTTCGAGCACTCGAACTGTTATACCGAATTCAACGGATCACATCGTTTTGAAGTGTATATTGAAGCCATCTTTAAAGATAGCGGTTATCGATATCAGATTGAACCAAGCGTAAGAGTGAATTCTATTCGTAAAGATAATTTCGGAAATGCCAAGCGTTTAGAAATGTTTAAAGATATTATTAAAGCTGCTGGGCTTGAGTTTTCTGTTTCCGGAAAAGTCGTCTTGATTACAAAAAAAATCGGTACGGATCTTTCGACGGTCGTCCGAAAGAATTTTAATATGAATGAATTAGTGATTGAAAAGAATATCAACAAGTTCATTACATATAAACGCGGTTTTGGTGCGTGGAAGGATGAAGAAGATCATAGCAAGGGACGATATACGTCCGAATATGAAAGTCCACTTGCTCGTATCTATGGACGTATCGAAGGCGAACCAGTAACGGATGAACGGTATAAAGATACTGGTAAGTTGATAGAACGCTTAAAATTTGAAGTTGATAACTCATACTCGATATCGGTCCAACTTGATATGGAAGACTTAACACGGGCCGGCTATCAATACACGCAACCGCGGGCCGGTGATTATATTATGGCTATCAATGAAACGATAGGATTCCGTGAGAAAATTCGGATTGTTTCGTTTGAAAGTTCTTATGACGTCACGGGGCGCTTAATTAACCATAAAGTCACTTGTAACGATATCGGAAACGTTCAAAAACAAATAAGCTCTGAAAGTTCAATTCTTCGCAGCGTGGGACAAAGTAAAGAATACGCAGAAAGCGCTCTGGCGGTGGCTACAAGGGCTCTTGTAAGTGCGGATGGTAAGAATACGGTCTATTATGGCGCAACTAAACCAAAAGATGAGCCAATCGGAACAATTCGTCGTGGTGATATTCTTTACTTGACGGCTGGTGAAGATACAGAAATGTATATCTGGAACGGGGCGGAGTGGGAGCTTAAAAAATTAAAACTTGATACAACGGAACTTGAAAAAGAATTCGATAAAGTCAAGAAAGCAGCAGAACAAGCAAGCGCAGAAAGCAAAGCAAAAGCAGAAGAGGCCCTGAAGAAAGCTGGTGCAAGTGAAGATTTAGCGGAGCAAGCGAAAGGGTTAGTAGATACAACAAAACAAAGTCTTGATGATTTTAAAAAACAAGCATATAGCCAATTTATTACTAACGCTGAACTTGGTGGCGTATTATCGACTGCTCAAACCGAATTGAAGAAGTATGTCAAAGAAGAAACAGACGAGAAGACAAGCGCTATTCGTGAAACAATCACAAATGGATTTGTGGCAAAGAGTACTTACCTTGAAAATGTCGAAGGCGTTAACCAACGCTTTGAAACCATTAAACGAGATAACGAGGCAAAACTAGCTGATTACAAGCAAGGTATTGACGGGCGATTCGCTAATATTGCTAGTCAAATGGCGGGCAAGGTCAATCAGATTGACTTTCAACGTGTTAGAGAAACGGCTCAACTCTACGAGCGAATTTTAGGGAATACCGATAACGGTATCGCTGATAATGTCGCCCGTATGGCTATGACAAGTCAACTATTTCAAGTTGAAGTTGCAAAAAATGTCGGAGATAGTCGAAATTTCGTCAGAAATGCTGATTTTCGTGACGGTTCAAAAAATTGGAAAGAAACTAATGAAACTGGATTGAATTTCAACTATGAACATTCAATGGTAAATAAAGGTGAATCAGGCGTACATATCTATGGTTCAGCTGGAAATAGAGAATTTTACGGGGTAGAACAAGCAATCAAAATTAACGCATCAAAAGATGACAAGATAAATCTTTCGTTCTTGTTATCAAAAGATGGAGGTAGTGATTTAAGTAGCTTATGGATTGCCTTACACTTCAGAAAAAACAACGTTACTTTGAAACAGTCTTGGAAAACTATTAAGAATACAGAGATAAGTTACAGCTATGTGAAACAAAATCTAAGCTATACTTTACCAGTAGATGTCGATGAAATAACCTTGTTCTTTTATGGTGAAAAAGGTAAAACTATCAACCTTTATATCTCGAAAGTCAAGCTAGAAACTGGAAGTCAAGCGACATCATTCACACTTGCCCCCGAAGATACTGAGGAAGCCGTTAAAACAGTTCAAACGCAACTTTCTAATTCGTGGTCTGTAAAAGCTCTGAATGGCCCCGGGGACGTGTTAGGTGCTATCAACCTAAACCCTGACGGCTCGGTTAAAATCAACGAGGGCTTGCTTTCGATTGGGGACAAAACCTACATCAAAGACGGCGTGATTAAGAAGTCTATGATTGGAAATGCTCAAATCGGAACGGCGCATATCGGCGAGATTGATGCAAGTCAAGCTAGACTTATCAACGTATCGGCGAAGAACATTGTCGCAGAGGGATTGACGGCGAACATTATCAAAGGCGGAAAATTAACATCTTTGAATGGCGTTACTGATTTTGATTTACAGACCGGTTGGATTGATATGAACAAGGAAGCAGTCGGAATTAGAAATAGATTTGACGGTAAGCCTATGCAATTCTTAATTTTCGGTCAAGGTTCAATTAACGGAGTTCCAAGTGCATATACCCAATTAATGAGTAACCGAAACGGAGTAACCGGGATTGAACATACTTCTGCCGGCCTCCAAATTTGGAACGGACGTTTAGGAAATAACGTTCAAACCGCTATAACGTTTTACGGTAAACTTATGGATTTCATTCCTGACTCACAAGGTAAAGGGGTATCGCTTAATACTGAAACTAAAGTTTTGTGGGGAATGAATGATGTTGTCATAAAAGGGGTTAGTCTTTCTGATATTTTAGATAACATTTATGACAATTTCCGGAACCTAGATCATGACGGAAATTACAGTAGAGGATATTACCCTCGGTGGAGATAATGAAAGGATAATCATGAACCAAGCAGACAAAGTTATTAACGACCTAGCAATTCAATTCGCAAATAAAACGATTGAATGCGCAAATTACAAGGCACTATATGAAGAAGCACAAGCACAACTTCAACAATTACAAGCAGAAATGCAGAAAGAAACAGAAAAAGAGGAAAAATAATATATGACATTTAAAGTAGTAAACAAATATCTTCAAGAAACCGGCAGAACATTCGTGGCAATTCGACAAGAAGCACCATATACGGCATTTGACCGTGTTTTGATTGGTGACCGTGTGAACGAAACAGACGAAGTTCTTATCCAAGCGGTACTCGGTCAAATCGCTACTGAATTAAATCCAGCGGACGGGGTGAAGAAGTTACAAGAAGACTTGCACACACAAGCGCAAGAATACGAAACTAAACTTGAACAGAAAGACGCTAAAATTAACGAAGTTAAAGCCGTCGCAGATTGGGCGGTTTTGGCTCGAGTTACAGACACAGACAATCCGCTTGATCCAACAGTCTTTAAACGTGGATTGGAACTTGTCGAACTCGGACAAACTGGCAAGACTTACCAATCGCAAGAAATTTTCACGCTTGAAAATCCTAATCATGTCGAAAAATTCCAAGAAGGGAAACGCGTCATGATTCAAGTCAATGAGCCGTTCACGTATCAAGGACAAACGCTTGAACAACTCGCAGACCTTGAGCAAAACGGTAAGCTGGGCGTTTGGAAATGGACTGAACCGAAAAAAGACACAAACGCTAACGAGTTAGACACACAACCCGTTCAATAGACCACTATTTCAGAAAAGGGGTGGTTTAATTGGAATTTTTAGCTTTACTTGATAAACTCACGCCCGTTTTAATTGTGATTATTCCAAGTTATTTTTCGTTCAAAAGTACGCAAAACACAAAAGAAACTGAAAAGCAAATAAACGTTCTTACGGATAAAATCGAGGAACTTGAAAAATCAGTTAGTGAAGTAACAGAAATTGGAAAAGAAAATCGGGATAATCTTTCGCTTATTGGCAAAGGCTTGCAGCGGTTACAACGCTTTAGACTTCAAGAAAACTTGAAAAAAGCAATACGACGTGGGCAGACAAGTCAACACGAAATCGAAGAACTTTCACGGCTTTATGAAAGTTACATTGAACTAGGCGGAAACGGTGCTATCAAAATACTGTTCGAGAAATTTCTCGAACTAGAAATCACAGAGGAAAAATGATGAACAAGATTAACTGGTCGGTACGACTTAAAAATAAAAACTTTTGGCTTGCTTTAGTACCAGCTTTGGCACTACTTGCGCAAGCATTTGCGAACATCTTCAATTATTCACTAGAGTTTGGCGAAACAGTTGATAAAATTCTAGTGTTTATCAATGTTTTGTTTGCGTTTCTTGTACTGGTTGGCGTTGTCAATGATCCGACAACCGCCGGACTTTCAGATAGTGAAAGAGCGTTGACTTATACAGAACCACACGGAGAATAAGAAAAGGCCTTTTTATAAGGCCTTTTTATTTTGTATGAAAGGGGGCAACATTTGAAGAAAATTATTAAACGACAAGCTGGCGTTTGTGTTGACGTTCGGGATGGTTTAAATAGAGTCAAAGAAGAATTTTATAGCCATGATAAGAACAACGCATTCATCGAGTTACGACTAAACGGCGTAAACGCTGAAAAAGTTATCGTCTTATTCCATTTCAAAACGACTAATCGTTTCTTGGAAGTTGTCGGAGTGGTTGAAGATAATATCGCATCTATTCCATTCGATACTAGCTTAATTACAAGCGATGAAATCGTTGACGGGTTTGTTTATGCTGAAAAAGTCGTACAAGCAGCGGACATCTTGAAATTGTCGTTTGGGGTTCGTGTATCTGAAATTGATAAACACAGCGAATTGCCCGTTATTGAGAAAGAAACTAAAAGAATTGTCGCTGTAACAAATATTGTAACAAAAGCTGAACTAGAAGAAGCAATCAAAAATATTCATGTCGAGGGCTCAACGTTTGACGATTCGGAGATTATCCGACGTTTAGCGCTGCTAGAAGCTAAGCCGGAAATCGACACAAGCGGTTTTGCGACAAAACAAGAATTAGAAAGTAAAGTTGACCGTACTGAAATAAGCCATATTTCAGCTGATATTGAAGCTTTAAAGACAAAGACGGATAAAGATACCGTGTACGACGATAGCGCCCTTAGAGAGCGTGTGACGGCGTTAGAAAACAAGACAGATAATGATACTGTATATAACGATACAGAAATCAAGCAACGCTTGGAAGTTTTGGAACACAAACCAAGCGTGAATACTAGCGAATTAGTTACCAAGGAAGAATTGGATTCTAAAGGCTACTTAACCGAGCATCAATCATTGTCTAACTATGCAACAAAGCAAGAAATACCTCAACCATACAATGATGCAGAATTAAAAGAGCGGGTAAACCGATTAGAAAACAAGCCGGCTATTGATACCTCAAATTTTGTAACAAATGATGTTCTAACTGGTAAAGGGTATCTTACTGAACATCAAAGCCTAGAGGGATATGCTAAAAAATCAGAAATTCCACAACCTTATAACGACACCGATGTCAAACAAAGACTTTCAGTTGTCGAGCAAAAAGGGGAAAGTTACGCAACTAAAGAACAAATTGCATCTATTCATAAAACTCCTCAAAAACTGACCTTATCCGGAAACACGCTCATTCTGTCTGACGGTGGGGGTAGTGTAACGCTACCAAGTCAACTGGCAAACACACCCGCCGGACAAGTAAACCAGTATGAAATTCACGGAACTGGTTTTCCGAGTGGTAAAGTCAGCGCACCAGTTGGAACTACTTACGTCGATACGGCAGTTACTAATGGAGCTTTGAAGTGGATAAAGCGAAAAGGAACTGACTCTCAGGGTTGGGAAGTCTTGACCGGTGATACTGGATGGCGAACGCTGAATATTGTTTCAAAGTTAGGCGCATCTTATCTTAAAGTACGTCGTAAAAACGATACGGTGATGTACCAATTCGGGGGACTAAGCTGGGGTTGGTTCGGTATCGTGCGACGTGGTGGCGCTGGGTATCAAGTCCAGCCATCTGACCGTGAAAGAAACTGTTATATTCTAGGCTTGGGTGGAGTTCCTGTTGGTTTTCGCTCAGAGTTTAGCTTGATTGGTGGGATTTACAACGATAAGGGCATCTCGTATGGGACTTGGTATCTGGGAGGCAATGGAGATAGCAATATGCTGAGATTCCAATTTGAAAATCCGGTCCCGACTGACCGCGATATTGGCGATATTCGGGTAAGCTCTATCTCGTATCTTACGAGTGAACCTTGGCCTAATGTCTTGCCATAAGAAAGGAAAGTAAAAATGGTAAAAATTATCAATACAAATGTATTCAGAGGAATTGCGGGCGCCCGCCCTACTGAAAAACCTAAGTATTACATCATGCACAATGACGCTGGAAGTATGTCCGCAGAAAGCTATGTAGATTGGCTTCAATCTCGTTATGATAACGGGCAATCGGAACTTGGTTTTGCTCACTATTACATTACTAAGGACACAATCGCAAGGGTGGAAAACACTTATAACGGAACGTGGAGTGCTGCGAACTATGACGCTAACATGAACTCAATTAGCTATGAAGTATGTCAGCAATTCAGCACAAGCGATGCTGATTTCATCGAAAATGAAAACATGGTGCTGCGACAAATGGCTGAAGATATGACCTACTACGGCGATACACCGAATTATAGCAATATCAAATTCCATAATGAGTTTTCAAGCACTTCATGTCCGGCTCGTTCTTTGGCGCTTCATGGTGGATACAATGACACTTTGAGAGATTACGTTATCGCTAAAATTAAGTATTATCAAAGTTTAGGTTCAACCGTCCAAGAAATGCTTGCAAGCGACGGACAAGAAGGTTGGAAGAAAAATTCTAGTGGTTGGTGGTACGTCAATTCAGACGGAACTTATCCGAAAAATAAATGGCAAAAAATTAACGGCGTTTATTATTTCTTCGACCAAAACGGCTACATGAAAGCTAACGCATGGCACAAGCATTCAGACGAACATTGGTATTACTTGCTACCAAACGGCGCAATGGCTACTGGTTGGATTTTAGTCAGCAATAAATGGTACTATTTCGACAAAGACGGCGCAATGAAAACCGGCTGGGTTAAGTATAAGGATGTATGGTACTTCCTCGACTATCAGCAAGGTGCTATGGTGTCGAATGCATTCGTTAAGTCTGCGGACGGTAAAGGCTGGTACTACCTAAAATCTGACGGTTCACTAGCTGAAAAGCTAGAATTTACTGTCGAGCCTAACGGCTTGATTACCACGAAATAAATAGAAAGACTTTCAGAATTTAATTACACTTGACCGCTGGCGTTTGCTGGCGGTTTTTTTGTTTGCTCTGATAATGAAATATTTTAATGACCGTTAGAAATAACGGTTTTTGTTTGTTCAAAAAATTTCTCCATGGTATAATATATTTAGTAAAAATATAAAACCTTTTTTTCAAGGGATACGGTAGAGGATACAACAAATCCACTAGGCATTGATTTAACAATGTTCTTTAAACTCCCACCGGCTCCATTCTGCAAAGTTTCATCAAGTAAGATACAAGTATCGCAGGAGAATTACTCAAGAGGCTGAAGAGGACGGTTTGCTAAATCGTTAGGTCGGGTAACCGACGCGGGGGTTCGAATCCCCCATTCTCCGTTAGAATCACGTT